GAGGCGTAAAAACTAAGCGTTTTTGCAGCGAAAAGACTCGTAATTTTGAATATGCGTAAATTTCGATTTTCGACGATGTTAGCATATACTTATATTAATATTATATAAAAACGCGTTTAAAAAGATTACAAAAACAAAATGTATATAGCAATTATATCTGTTGAAAAACTTATATAATTGCTATATAATATAAATATAAGAATAAAGAAGGAGCAAATAAAATGAATAAGAAAATTGGAGTATTAAGAGATTTCGAAACCGGCAAAACAATTCAAGCAGGCACATCATATAAAAAATTAAGGAGTGCCCTTTTTAGTATAGGCTGGGCTCTTGATAATGAAGAGCTAGGGGTAGTGCTTGTTAAAGATGGTGAAAAAGTAATACTTGAAGAAGTTGGACTTTTTGCAGCTTAAAAAATAAAATAGATTCAAAATAAGGAGTATATAAAATGGAAAATATAGAAAGATTATTAGGATTACTAAACGACGAGCAAAAAGAATTATTATTAGATGCGCTTTGCAATAGCGAATTAAATTCAAAGATTTCGCGCTACGAATTAATAAAAGATTTGCAAGCAGAATTAGGATATGGATTACAAAGATAAATAGATTACAAATAAGGAGTATATAAAATGGAAAATAATTTATTGAAAACTAAGATTAAAATAATTGAAGAATTGTACGAAGAAAGTACTGGTATGAGCGATGAAGAATTAAAAGATAGCTTGTTGGATAATCTAAAGGAAAGCTTAGATTATCATTTGAATTTTGATTTAGAAATTATGTTAAAAATTTATCAAGTTTTAGGATATTAGAAAGGAATAGATAAAATGATTACAATTACATATAATGAAGGCGATAGACATTGGGAAAACGAAATGGAAATTGAAGATTCTGAATTGGCAAAAACGAAAAAAGAATTGAAAGAAGAAGGCTTTGTAATTCTTAAAGTTAGACGAAGTAAATAGATTCAAAATAAGGAGTATATAAAATGAATATAAAAAATGACAAATTAAACATTATTAATAATGAATATATAACTAAGGCAATAGGAAGTATTATAATAGATAGTCTAAATAAACATAATAATTTCGATGAATGTTTGTTTGAATTAAGCTTAATATATGATAAGTATTTTTTAAAAGATATTTTAGAAAGCTTAACTCGAGATGGTTTTGTGTTTGATGAATCTGGAATCTTAGATATCTTTTAAGTTTTTACGACGCTACGTTTTCTCGATGACTGATTAGAAAGATTGAATGGTTGAAAAATCATTCAATTTTTTTTTATTTACTATGGCCGGGGTAACATCTTAGAATCGTGAATACATTACGATTCATCAACATATCATATTAAGACATATCGACTTAGCAACACTGACCTCGGAATCGAAAAAGGGTAAAAAACAAGACCTCTAGTAAAATTTTTTTCACTACATACATTACAATTCATCAATGTATATTTCAAAAGGTGCCATTCTGATATAATCTCTATATAATATAAGTATGGCAAAACACGACAGAGCAGTAGCAATAAGAGAGATACTCAACGTTTTCAACGAAGCGAACAATCGTGAAGCGTTTAGACGTATGCTCTTTGACGAAGCCGCGTCTGATATAAAAGGATTCTATAAAGAGTTTGTGGTTCCAGTCATGCCAAAAGATATGAAACTAGAAGTCGAGGGAGTCTTAGGAGTCGCCGACATCACAAACATGTTAGGAAACGCAGTAGTCCTAGAAGCGATTGAGGAAAGTAATATAATAGATACAAATGACGTAGTAGACACGGAGCCCATAGTAAATGAAGCTAACCGATAAGCAACTAGAACTCGTAGAAGCGTATAAAAGCGGGAAATATAGAGTATTTGCACTTGGAGGCGGGACCGGCTCAGCTAAAACAATAGGAATATTGAATCTTTTACATGCAATATGCTTAGCAGTACCTAATATGCGCTTTGCAATATTCAGAAAATCCGAAAAGAACCTAAAAAACAACACTATCCCTAGTTATAAAAAGATATTACAGTTCAATAAACACGATATCCCAATAAGAGACATGAAAGCGCGCTATCCAAACGGTAGTGAGTTGTTGTTCTTATGGGCCGATGCAACCAAAGACCCCGATTTCGACAATATTAAAGGTGGAGAGTATACTGGGTGCTTCTTTAATGAGGCAAACCAGATAGAACAAGGGTATTTTGAATTATCTAAAACGAGAGTCGGGAGATGGAACACCTCAGTAGTCGACGGTAAAGAGCTGCGCGTAAGACCTAGTATATTTTTAGATTTCAACCCTACGGATAATTGGGTCAAACAGATGTTCTATGATAAGAATAGAGATGGGATACTGGGCAAAGACGTATTTTTCCAGTTGTCCTTACCTAAACATAATCCCTATTTAGGGGAAGACGTTATGGCAATGTTGGAATCGTTACCTGAGTCCGAATACAATCGTTACGTATTAGGTCAATGGGATTATGGAGATGACCCACAGCAGTTAATTCAGTATATGTGGTTAAAGAATAACTTCATGGTAGCGGTGCCTAACGTTGGTCGTGTGAGAATGGGAATCGATGTGGCGCGGTATGGAGATGACTCGTCTGTGTTTGCATTTATGAGAGGCGATACTATATTTAAGTTCGAAGAGTATAAGAAGATAAGTACTACGGAGGTAGCTCAGATTGCTATCCTGAGGATGAAAGAGTATGCAATACTACCTAAAGATATCGCAGTAGACGTTATTGGGTTGGGTGCAGGAACCGTGGATACGTTAAAAGATGCAGGTGTCGACTGCTTTAGTTTTGATAGTGGCTCGAAAGCGAACGAAACGTACGACTTTTTTAGTTTCGCAAATAGAAGAGCTGAGGCCCATTGGTATTTTAGAGAAGACCTACGTCTTGATAAGATAGATATATTAGAGCACCCTGATTTTGTAGCGGAGGCAACGACGAATCGTTACGAAATAACAGCTAAGGTTATTAAAATAGAGGGTAAGTCCGATATAAAGAAACGTTTGAGGCGCTCACCTAACTATTTAGACGCCGCTGTTATGGTAAATTATTTACACCATAGGGCTAATATGGGGCAATTGGACATAGACGAGCTTAGGACTACCAAGAGGGTGTACGATATTTACGACGATAATTTAAATGTGCACGAAATGATGCGCTGGTAAAATAAACCCGCCATTCATTTGATTATTAGAATGCATTGCTTTATAATATAAGTATACTGCATTTTATGACTATGTCTTTTGCAAAGGAGCCGCATTGGGAATTCTAGATATGTTTAATAAAAGTAAGAAAGAAGCTACCCCTTTAGGAGTAGTTGCTGAAGCTGAAGCGACACTCAAGAAATTTGAGGAGTTAGTCGGTGCAATATCCGATTCCACAAGTACCCGAAGCTATAATTATGAGAAATCACTAGTCGACGGTTATAATCCAAGTCCATTTATACAGAAGACAGGTTCGTGTTTCCAAACAGTAGACGATATGCTCGACGACGAGTCGATATTTGCAATCCTAGAACTTAAGAAACAGTTCGTACTTAGTACTGGATACCGGTTTCAAGGGCCTGAGAACCAGGTTAAGTTTTTAACAGATAATATAACAAATAGATACGTGGGATTATTCCAGGAAGATTTGTATCAGATACAGTCTGCGTACGAATACGGATTTAGTTTAAGTGAAAAAGTGTTTGAGATAGAAGAAGGTAAGATGTACCTCAAACGTATAAAAACAGTACCTCCACATTCAATAGATTATTATACAGACGATATGGGAGTGCTGGAGAAAATAGTTCAGAGACAACCTAAGAACCAGGATAAGAACTTGCCGATGGATAAGATGCTAGTATTTGTAAACATACCTAAATTTGATAATCCATATGGAACTTCGGATTTACAACGTTGTTACAGAGCTTGGCTCGCTAAACAGATGACAGTTAAGTTTTGGAATATATATCTGCAACGCTTCGCATCACCATTCCCGGTAGCTAAGGTGGATGACAATTTCGGAAGCACCAGCGTTAAGAAAATGATAAGTATAATGGAGAGCATCCAGCAAACAGTCAGCCTAGTTATACCGAAGTCGGCGGACCTTGAGTTATTTAAAGTGGGTAATAGTTCAGGGGAGTATGATAGAGCGGTTGAGAGATACAACCAAATGATAGCAAGAGCATTACTATTGCCCGATTTGATTGGGTTTGGGCAAACTACACAGGGTGGAAGTTACAGTCTTGGGGAACAACAGTTTGACTTATTTAAGAAAGTTTGCGATTTTAATAGATTACGTTTAACTGAGTTATTAAACGAAAAAGTTTTTAAACAACTCATACATGCTAACTTCGGGCCTCAGAAAGAGTATGCTAGGTTCGAGTTTATGCCTTATGACGATAGTCAGATATTAAAAGGATTAGATTCTTTCTATTCAGCTATTGATAAAGGAATGCCTACTATACTTGAAGATTGGAATCATATTAGAGATAAAATTAAATTTCCAAATATAACAGAACAAGATTTAGAAGATATGGAAGATATGGAAGACACAGAACAGGAGGCCCCTGATGATGAGTTGCCAGAAGAATCTGACAGTGAGACGCCTGAAGTACCTGAAGAGGGTGAGAAGGAGATGCACCAATTCACAGAAGGCGCGGAGGACCTACCACGGCCGCTTACGGCGTACGAGGAACGTGGGAACATAATAAACGTTAGTAATGAATTTGATGCTAAGATTGATAACATAGTTTTGAGAGCTGCTGAGAAGTTAAAAGATAGTAGAGAAGCTATAAAAGACTTTATTAGTAGGCGCGATATTATAGGACAGAATAAGTTTGCCGATATTGAAAAGTTAAAACTTAAATATATGGGTGATGTAAGAATTATATTCCAAAGAGAATTTCAAGATTTGTATATGTTTGCTAAGGATACCGCCTTAGAGGGTATTTCGGAAGCATCGTTTGCAAGTATGGCAGATGCGAAGCTAGATGAGGAAGAAGCGGAGGATATGGCCAAAGAGTTTATTGACCAACGCTCTTTCCTTGCAGTAGGTCAATTAAATGATAAACTGCTCAACGATGTTAAGAACACATTACTTGTCGGGATGCAAAGAGGGGATAGTTATAATGATATAGCGAACGAGATTAACAAGAAATTCAACTCGGTAGTAGAAGGCGCAGCTGTTGGGGAGTTATCTGCGAGGCCTACTTTACTTGATACTGTTGTGAGGACGAACGCTTCTAATTTTTATAACTTAGCTCGCAAACAAACTTATAATGCAGCTGGTTTTGTCGAGCTGCTGCAGTACTCAGCCGTCCTAGATAATAGGACTACTGATATCTGTAGGCGTTTAGACAAAAAGGTGTATAGCAAGGACGACCCGATATGGGACAGCATATTGCCCCCAAACCACTACGGCT